TTAGTAGCCTTTTTGAGTTTCTTAATACCTTTAACTACACCTTTGGTAGCAAGTGTTGCTATACCAGATGGAGCTATAATCTCACCAACTGATTCAGCAGCTGTTGCTTTTGTTTGTAATTGTGGAACTAACTCATTAATAAACTTTTTAACATCTTCAGTTGTAGGTAATCCAGTAGATGATTCTAATCCACGTGTAAATTCCTCAAGTTTGCTTTTTCCTTCTGGAGTAGTAGCAGCATAATAAGCACCTTTAAGAATAGATATAAGATCTCCAGGCGTGCCTATTGCTCCTTCTATAGCACCTTTGCCTAATGCCAATAAAGACTCTACTGGCCTTTGTTCAATGTCAGATACAACTGCACTCACACCTTCTGTAACCAATGGAGCAACTATTCCAGGAGATGGCAATCCTTTTGGTCTTTCAATAACCACTTCTTCTTCTGGCACATATGCATTCAGTTTATAATCTTCAAATCTTTGATCTAAATTCATCAATTTACTCCAGCATTATTCTTTTGAGATTTTTTGTATATTTCAATATTAAACAATGCATCCCTCATTTTTTTGCGTTCGTCTTCTTCTTTAATTATTTTCTTAAATAACTTATCTACATCTTTAACTGTATAACTATCTTCTGAATATGGTATATTATATTTAGAAGTAATAGCTTTTAGTTTAACTTGAGCATCCGTATATATTTCTGTGGCACTAGCTTTAAGAACAGCATTAATACTTTTTTCTGCTTCTTCACTTACATTAAATGGCAAACCTTTGATGCGAGCATCATCAGCTTTTTTCTTTAAATCCCTATTAGCTTTGGCAGCTTGAGCTACTTTTTCAGGTTTAAGCATTAAACTATCTAAACTTACCTCATCTAATTTACCAATAATAATCTTATTGGCTTCTTTATCATCTCCAGTGCGTCTATAATATTTTTCTTTAAGCTTCTGTGCATCTGCAAATGTAATAGTTCTGCCAGCAGCAGCTTCAATATCAGCAATACTTAGTATGTCAGTTTCAACTTTGTCTAGCATATTGCTATACATTCTTTCTTTTGCTGGAGTTTTTTTCTCTCCACTAATTACTTCTTCATATTCCGCTGGACTAATATTAATACCATTAGCTTTAGTTTGTTTAAGATATTGTTCTGGACCAATTTGACCATTAAAATATTGGCTTTGTAAATCTCTTTTGACATCTTCTTTGAGCTTATTATTTAACTTTTCTTCTGCTTCAACAAGTGCATATTGCTGTACTGACTTTTCAGTTTTACGCTTAACTACTTCCATCCATTCATCTTCTGGAACATATTTGCGTAAATATTGAGTATAGTCTCCAGCTTGACCTTCTGAAATCTTAATAGCTGCTTCACCAGCAGTTCCAGCAAATGTTTTATCTTTTAATGCATAAGTACCAATACGATCCATGATTGCATTCTTAATGACTTTATCCATTTTTTCTTTATACTCTGGTATCTTAGCTGGATCTATATTGAGCATCATTTCGTTAATAGTCTTTTTATCAAGAGATAATGCTAAATCAAATTCTTCAAATATTGGGTATGCATCTAATAGAGTTGGGATATTGATTTTGAGAGTTTTTAACTGCTCATCTACTTTGACAATATTTTCTGCTTTAACAAGACCTTCTACTCTATCCAAGGCAGATTTATAAACTGCATGACCTAATACAGTAACAGATTGTCTATATTTTAATGATTCTTCTGCACCAACTTGAGCCAATACTTTTGAATGTCCATTAATAATAGCATCTAAATTAGATCTAATATTAGTCATATCTAATTCAGAAATATTTGTTGTATTGATACCAGCCATCATTCGACTAAACTCATCACGAGCTTGACCTTCAAGATCTGTTCTTAATGCAGATGCTTGAGCTGCTCTTGCTGCCTCACCAAAGACTGTATAATCTTCTGAGAAAATATCTCTTATATCTTTGCCTTGAGCTTGTGCTTCTGAAATCTGTGCTAATGAAGGTGGATTAGCAACTCCATATTCTAAGCCAGCCTTCTTAGCTTTTTCAGATTGAGCTTTAAATGCAAATTCAGATATTCTATTTAAACCAGCTTCTGTAGATTTAGATAACTTAATAGTTTCTTTAAGGTTAGCAAAATCAAATGGCTGAGTATTCTCTAACTGAATATTTTGTCTTTGATATCTTGGATTATCTGCCATAATTAAGCCTTAGGTGTTTCTGATGTTTTATATACCTTACTAACTTCATATGCTCCAGTTGCAAGTTTGGTAGCAGCATCTAATAAACCACCACGTGTTGCTATGTCTGCTGCATTGCCATAAATATCTGATTGAGCATTTCCAGATAGTATAGCATTAGCTGCATTACTTAAATCTGTTTGATAGTCTCTGCCAGCTTCTCTAGTATTTACTGTAGTGATTAACTTAGAAGATCCTTCTAATCCCACTATACCACCAGCATATCCACGAGCTACTGTTGCTGCATTATTAGCATTAAGCTTGCGTAATGTTTCATTAGCTCTTTGTTCGTATGCTAATGCTTTGCGAGCAGCATCAGCTTGTGTCTGCATAGCCTGTAAGCGATACATGGCCGCCTGACTTTTGGCTTGCGACATACTTTGACTTGCACTCATTGCTGTTGAAGCTACGGATAATGCTATTTGCCAAGACATAATTATGTTCCTTGATGGACTCCTACTTTATATTCTAAACCTAATAATGTTAATTTCAATGGTGCGTTTTGAGTAATTGTAATCTTTGCTTCATTACTATACCCTAAAATGCCATGTAATACTTTAGTGCCTGTATAATCTGGTACATCAGCATCTAATGTTGATGCTGTGTCAAATGATCTAAATGGTACTTCTATGCCATTAATGACCATATTTTGCGTTTCATAGACCAATGCATTAACTTCAACAATACGCTTTTTAAAGCCTAATCGTGTACCAGACTGTATTTTTAAGTCAATTGGCATAGTTGTTGCTTGTACAACAATAGGCAATCCTACCTCATAAGATGATGCAGATGCCCTTGGGAATGTTACTGTACCACCTCCAGGAACTGTCTGGTTGGCTTGTACAATACCATCTAATAATACATTAACTTCTTTGCCTACTACATGAGACATAGACACTGTTGATGCTACACCACCTGTTTTAGCACTATCAGTTAATAATGTAGGGTCAAATCGTTCTACATAGTATTGAGCAGTACCACTAATGGTACGTTTAACTACAACATAAATAGTAGTAATGTCTACGCCAACATCTAAAAACTCACCACCCGCAGTTACAAACTCTGATGGGGCTATAACATTCTGTGATCGCATAATTGAATATGCTGCAATACTTCCATCTGTAGAATTAGTAATTAATAATAGATCATTCTCATCTGTATCCACAGCACGTCTTAATGCCATACGTGTAGGATTTTTTAATAGATGTCCTGATAATAGAGATATCTTAGATGTAAGATAAGTTAATTGTGTATCAGAATATGCAATCTCACTTAGTATCTTACCTTGACGTTGTATAAATAACACGCCTGATTCTAGTTGCTGCACTCGAATACCTTGTTTACTACCAGCACGACCAGTAGTAGACACAAAGAATGATGTAGGTGTGATTGGCTCTAAACCTTGTTGTGGCACATAGAACTCACCACCCGTTGTAAAGATCATTAAATCACGACCAGAAATAATATCTGTAATTGCATTAAATGTATTAGTATCTAATGTAGCTTCTACTGAATCGTCATCTAAACCTTCAGTGCCTTCAAAGTCAAAGAAGATACCAACTTTAGATCCCCATACTGTAGATGGTCTTGATTTAGATCCACCGAAGTATAAACGACCTTGATGGAATGTTACTGTTCTAGGCCATCCTTTTCCAGCTGACCATACATTTTCGTAGCCAGATTCTAATTCCCAATTACCATTAGCAATAGCTGATGTATTAAAGAATGGAAATTCAGTAATAGCATTGACTACTGTACCGCTTGTATATTGGACAATCTTAGCTCTGCCTTGCGGAATAACATTAATATATTGTCCTACAGAGCCAGCAGAGAATACAGATGATGATGCAGTAAGTGTCACTTTACCTGATACAGCTGATGGCGTTAATGTACCAGCTGGATTAGATACGCTTAATGTAAATGCATATTTAGGAATACTGTCAAATGAAATAGCAGATGCAGTCCATGTAGCGTCTGTGCCACCACGTACAATTTTTATTGGCGCTAAATCTTCATGCACAACAATCAGTGTGTCAGCAGATTGTGTCCAGCACATATTAGCTAATCTAGCTGATGATAATGATACGCCTGATGTATCAAGATAACTATTGCCAGATCCATTGATGTTTGTAATTAATGCGCCATTCTTATATACATGCATACGATTATGTGTAAATGCAAGCATATAACTATCTGATGTTGAGAACTCAAAGGCTACTAATCGCACACCATTGGCAGCAGATTCTGTGCCTGAATTTGGCAATGCATTGATATAACGTAAGCCACTGCGTCTAGTAATGCCACCTTGTGGTTGGCATAATACATTCTGAGCAGTCTCTAAACCATTCTCATATGATTTAATATCTATACGTGAGCGTAATAGTGGATCTATTTCACCCGCAGTAAAGTTAGTTTGAATGGTTACAAAACGAGCCATTAGTATCTCACATTAATCAATGAGAAGTCTTGTATTGCGTTTACTGGTTGTCCTTGGCCATCAATATTCATAGCTTGTCTCATGTAGCCACCACGACCATTTTCTCCTGGTGTACCTACAGCAACAGTTTGCCAATATCCAGCCTTTTCTGTTTGATCTGTAATAGGCACAGATAAATGCCATGCAAGTATATATTTAAGCAATTGAATAAAGTATGTTGGCATTGATGATTCTGGTACTGAGTATTGATAATCTACCCATACTTCTTCATAATCTGTTAGCACTTTATCTCCCATGATTCTATATGCATTGCGTACAGGAGATCCTACTTCATTAGCATCATAAACTGCTCTTGGTGAGTTTATGCGATCAGAAGGTAATTGATATTCGTATTTGTATTCGGTAACTGGTGTAGTGACCAGTCTAGCACATTGAACTTTCTTAAATGAAAAAGACCATGGATATGTTGATAATGCTTGGTCTCTAATATCTGGATATAGTCTATCGCATATAGACGCTTCATCTGTGCCTTCGGTAAAAGACGCAATAGGTTTAGCACCTAACATTAATAGTGAATCAGAACAAACTGATAATGCTGAATCTCCAGCTGCCATACTCTATCTCCAAATGTAAGAATAAGGCGAGTGCAAAACACCCGCCCTACCCAAGTTACTTACTACAATACAGTTTATTAATCTGTATCTGTTGCTGTTACTGTTAAACCATCAGATACGTCTACAACGCCAGATGCATTTGATAATACAAATACAATGCTCATTGTAGGAGTTGCTGAATCGTAAACAAAAATGATGTCGCCCACTTTTAAAAGTGAAGAAGCATCATTAAAGTAAGCAGCTGTGTTTACTGTAGCGATTGCATCAGCACTAGTATATGTCCAAATTTGTGGAGCATTACCAGCTTTTGATTGACCGCCAGCAGAGTTTAAACCAGTTGATGAATAAGCCATGTTTTAATCTCCTTAAATTATGCTGATTCGCGGCATGTGAGTTGAACAATACCCTCAGCATCGATAGCAGTTGCAGTCGCAGAGAATACAGCATTCACAAGGAATGAAGTTTTTTCTGGAATGTAATTGATTTCTGTGCGAGGAGCGATACCTTCTGCGTAACCAACAGCGTCTTTATGGAAAGCAAAAACTTTACGATCTAAAGAACCATCAATTGGTAAACCACCTTCTGAGCGATCACCCAATAAATGGAATGTAAAGCCTAAGAAAGTATTTAATTCACCAGCTACGAGAGCTTTAACTGTATTAAAGTCAGAAGAAGTTACTGCTGTTTCTGAAAGTAATGAAGCCAAGCTGTTACCATGAAGAACAATGTGACGACCTTCTGGTGGTACGTTGTTTTTGTCTAATAGACGTTTAGCTTCACGTAGTTTTGCTACGCTTAGGTTAGTGTCTGAACCACCGATATCGTTAGACACTGTTAATGATGTTGATGAGTTTACAAGCGCATCAATAATCATTTGATCTTGTCTACGACCGATAGCGTTAGATACTAATTGTACTAACTCTTGTCTTTCGTCAAAGTTTACTTTTTGTTGCATAAAGATGTCAGAATATTCTGCTGCATTCCAGTCTGCTAAAGTAGCAGTTACTTGACTCCAGCCAGCATTCAATGGTGATACATCTGTTTGTGGGATTCTTAAAGTAGCAACGCCTCTGCCTACTTTAGGAAATTTTACTACTGAGCCTTCAACACCGCGTCTTTGGCGAACTGCACCAACTAATTTAGCCTTACCTTGGTAAGCCTGTTTAACTTCGGCATCAAAGAGCGTTACAAAAGCATTAGATAATCCAATAGCCATGTTAATTCTCCTAGAATTGATAAAAATAAAGTTTATCGCTTTGGTTAGCCAGACAAAACCTGGGCCAGTGCTTGCTATTTACGATAGCCAAACGACAAGACGACTTGTGTGAAGGGTTGCGAATGCAATTAGCCTTGTATGGTTTTTAGCATATTTTACAAATTTGTGCAAGTATTTTGCGTTTTAGGCAAAAAAAGACCCACCGAAGTGGGTCAAACGCGAACTACGGAGTCTTACTATGAACCAAAATTAGATTCAAACATTCTTTCTACTTTCTTTCTAAAGCCAGGATCTGTTTGATACTTAGGATCTCCGACCATAGCATAGAGTTCTTCTTTGGATACAGCACCTTGAACTGGGGCGCTATCTGTAGGTACACGACCTTCATAAGCACCACGAAGTTTCTCTAATGCAGCGATACCTTTTGCGGTACCACCCATGTATTTAAACTCCTCAAAGTCATCTTTACCCCAAATACCTTTATTAACTAAACCACTAGCCCACTTAACCATGCCATTAATACGGGCATCGGCATTAGGACCAAGTGCTTTCTTTTCTTCTGCTAAATTAACAGAACTAGTTTGATTAGCTTCAAATCCCATCTCAACAACTTTACCCACTAAAGTATCTAAAGCTGCTTGACTTACACCATATTCTTTAGCCCAAGATAGTACGTGATTTCGTACGGGATCTTCTGCTGGAATATCTTTAAATGCGGCTACATCATAGTTACCATCTGCTGGTGCCTTATGTTTGCCTTGTGAGATTTGTTTTCTTAGATCGCCCCAAGATTTAGCCATAGCCTGTAAGTCTGGCTCTGCTTCATCTTTTTTCCAGAAATTCTCTGGCCACCAATCGGGTCGTTCTAAAGGACTATCATCATCTTCATCTGATGCTTCAAGATGTGATATTTCTGTTTTTTGCGGATTTGATTCTACTGCTTCTGTTTCAACTGATGCACTGTCGAGTAGGCCAGTTTCTTGAGATGCTTCCTCATTACCACTAGGCTCGATGTTGTCGTCTATCATTACATTTTCCTTGCTCTAATTAACTTTGCTTCAATATCTCTCACAATACTATTTTGACCTTCACGATAGTACGCATAACTTGAGTCGCTACCAGGCAAAGCAACTGGTTGCTCTAAAACTGTTTGACGTAACCATGCTAATAACTTCTGTCCGTCATCGCTACCAAAAACTCTTAATGCTAATCTATCTAAATCTTCTCTTGCTTGTGCTACATCTCTTACATCTAACGGAAGTGCTTGATCTAAATCTTCCCATCCAGCCATTACATCATCCCCTTAGTTGCAGCTTCTACCATACCAGGTACTGCTTCTGGATTTTGTTGAGCTACTTGTTGTGCAGCTTCAGCCATTTGTTGAGTCATCATCATACGTTCTTCTTGAGTGTTACGTATCTTTTGTGGAATACCTAACTTCTCAGCAATGAAGTCCATCATAGCATCTGTTTTCAATGTCATCTGAGCTTGTGGTCCAGCACCTTGAACAATTTGTGCAAACTGCAATACGTTCTGTACATCTTCCATGCTCTGAGCCATAGCTAATGGTGCAACTGCTGATACTTTAATTTCAAGACCATTGACTTTAAGAGGTAGATCAATAAGACCACGCTCATCCATTACTCTTAAAATCTTAGTAACTAATGGTATCATAGTTTCATTAATTAGTCTGCCAAAAGCTGATCCTAGATTTTGTGATAACTCTTTCATTCGCTCTACCACTTCCGTAGCTGAACGTGCTGACATGTTGTCTGGTGGTAAAGACTCATCTAATAAAATACGCTTAATGCTCATGCGTAAATCATTCATAATGATTTGAGATACATTAAAGTCACCAGCTCTTGGCAATGGTTTCAATGATTCACCTTGTGGACCGCCATTCCTTGCAACAGGAATAATAGCGCCAGGTATAATCTTCACTGTGTTAGGATTTAATACGCCATCATCTGCTGCGGTATATACACCAGCAATAGCTAATGATGCATTTTTAAGTAATAGTTCTAATGTTTTATTGAGCGTCTTGATGTCTGGCAATGCAGTAATCAATGGACCACGACCATAAATCTCACCAGCTACTTTTGCATAGCGTGATACAATCCATGGGCTTTCTACCATACGCCTATAAACTAACTCTGTTTTAGATTCTTTATGAATAACGTGATAACAAAAATCACCACGCTTTTGATCTAATATAGTAGCTTCAATAAACTCTAAATCGTCTGTTGGCTTTTGGTCAATCTTCTTTTGTAAGTCATCTGGAATAACTGCATCTGGCCATTGACGCATAATAGACTCGCCTTTAAGACGCATACGTCTATATACATTGTCTACTTGACCATTAGCACCTTCTTCAAATGATACTAAAAATTGTGGTACAGGAATGAAGTTAAGTGGATTAATGTCATCACCTGGTTGTACCATCATCACAGCAGTACCTACAGATAGATCAAGCAAGAACTCGCCAATAGCAATATCAAAGTTTGATTGCTTTAATGATGCAAATAGTTTATCTGAGTAAATATCTAATGCTGCTTGTGCTTCTTCTTTGCGATCTTCAGGAATATCTGGTCCTGGTTCAAGTCTGCACCACTTACGTTGTGGTGGGAATATGCCAGATTGCATACGATTAGCAAATCGTTGTGTAGAGTTAATGGCTGTAGAATCGAATACACGATTCATTTTCTTTTGACCGCCTACTTTACCTTCGTAGTATCCGTCATAAAGATTACGTTGTGGTAACGCAAACTCATAACATTCTTCGTATAGACTTCTAAAGTCCTCTTTCTTAGTAAGAGCTTTATCGTGTCGTTTTAAAACATCCTCTGCGGATAGTCTCATCATTTCTGCCATATTGATCCCTATGATTTCTTATTTTTATTTGCAAAGTTTCTTGCTGCTTCTTTACTACCAAATCCCCAAGCTTTTAAAGCTAACTTCAATCGAGTAGGTCTACCCTTATCATCTACTAATGGACCATCCATTCCACCAAAACGAGCAGCAAAAGACACGCGCCTAGGGTTTGTACCACTCTTGACTGGAGCTTGTAAGTTACCACCTTCTTTACTTTCAAAGTGTTTTCTACCAGCTTCATTTAAACCACCCTTAGGATTTTGATATTTTTTTAAAGGCATTATTCGTACCATTCTACTCTTAGGTTTGCTGGATGTGCCTGAGAGTTTACATTAGTTAATCTTAATAAATAAGTTGTTAATGGTTTTAATACATACTCAAAACTATATGTTGCACTGCCACCGCCTTTATTACCCGCTGGAATAAACTCAGAAAATATTTCTGTTCCAACAGATGACACAGTGGGATTTAATACAGCAGCTCCAGAACTTTCTGTTAATATATTTCTATTGCGTCTATATATTGTCATAGCTGTTCCACTGCTTGTAGTAGGTGCTTCATACAAATAAAACTCAGACTCTCCTGGGCTTTCATATTGAAATACCATGTGTGGCAAAATACCAGCTGGAAAAGCTATAGCAATATTTATACTTGCTCCCGCTGCAAGTCCAGCAGCATATGGATACATTTTATATATATAATATGCGCGACCTTCATGTAATCGTAAATGATTTACATCTACTACAGGAAATGGTCTATCAGAACTAGCAATATAACTATTGCCATCCTTATCTACATAAGCTGGATTAACATGACGTGATTTAGTATTATCAGATTCTCTAAATACATTAATTGCCATTAATCTTCTTCTTCTTCTGGCATTTCATCCATCATGCCTTTTTTCTTTTCTTTAGATTGTTTTGCCAACAGCTTCATTACATAAGCTGATAACTTTTTATCTTTAAGATCTTCTGCTTCTAACTCAATTGAAATTTCTGCTTTCATTTATTAGATGCCCTCATGTTATCTACAAGATTAGGATAAGGTCTGCCAGCTTTCTTAGCCATTTGCTTTGCTACTGATTTTTGCATAGGTGTTAGCTTTTTAGACTTACCTAATTCTTTAGGTCGTTCCTTATCCCAAACTTCTTTCATGTTAATACCCTTTAGATTTTTTAGCCATGCCAGCTTCTGACATTGCAATAGCTACAGCTTGTTTTTGTGATTTAACAACTGGGCCACCTTTGCCTGAATGCAAACTACCTTCTTTGTATTCACGCATGACCTTACGAACTTTAGCTTGCATCTTATCTTTTTTCATTATGATGCTCCTAAAGTTGTATCTGTGCCTAATGTCTCTGATGTTGTAGCCGACATAAGTCCAGCTGATCTACCACGTCTAGCTTTTTTAAATGATGCAGCCTTTTCAGCTTCTGTACGAGCTGGCGCTACATCAACTGGCTTTGGTGGCTCTGGTGGTGGTGGTGGTGGTGCTGATGGTCTTGATCCTCCGCCCATGATTAACCTACCATTCCTGAAGAACCTAAAGTCTCTACACCAGTTTCTGGGTTAAGACGTTCTTCTGCTAATAATGCTCTTGCTCCGCCACGTTGGCGAGCTATACGTTTTGCTGCTAAATCTTCTGCAAGTTTAACTTTATCTTGTTCTGCTTGCGCTCTTAATCTGTCTGTTTCAGCTTGTTGCGCTCTAATTTGAGCTTCGGCTGCTGATGTATCTGGCTTACTACCGCCTAATAATCCGCCCATTATTGTCTCCTAAGTAATGTATAATCATCTTTATCTGCGCTATAACGTAGCATATTGCATTCTGGTACAAAATATAACGCCTTAGCCCAGGACATAGCACGAGTATCTGAGGTTTTAACAGTTATTTGCACTCTGTGCAAGTGAAATAATATCTCACAGATATCAATAAATGTTAATCCCGCTTTTGTCATGGCTATTGGATATCTCCTAGATTGCTCTGAGAGTAAAGACCAGAACTCTGCAACACCTTTCCATAGCATTGTAGCCCCAAATATAGCTACTGGCTTACCATAAAGAAATGCTGTAATGGTTGGACCACACTCTGCTTGATGATTTATCATATATTTAAACTCACTAACAGTAATTGCTTTTTGAGTTTTCATTTCTACACAATCTAATTCATCTAAATGATGTTGCATGTATGGCAAAAAATAACCACCTTTAACGGGTGGCATGTGTTTTAGTATGGTAGCGTAATCAGTCGAAAACATTAAAGTCAGATCCAGCTACAGTTTGAGCAACAACAGTTGATGCAGACAATGGACTCTTAGTTAATCGTTTATGTTCGCCACCACCAAGAAGCAAGTATCCAAATGCATCGCCTACGTGAGAGTGTTCGTTCTTGTTAGGTGCATCTTTAAATCGTTCTTGACCAGCACCGACAGCTACACGCTTAAAATGGTAACCGCCCGCTAATGATTTTCGTATCATTTTGCATTTAGTAGCAATCATAAGACCTGGTTTACCAGCAATAAGTCTTTGCATAGGAGCTGCGGCTGCCTCACGTCTTACTTTAAAGTCATTGGATGGTGTAGGTTGTGCGCGTAAGCCTAATGTTCTAAGATAATCAAATGCAGTAACCTCATAAATGGCATCTCGTTGCATACCAGCTGGGTCACCCCACATCATAATCTGTGCTTTAGGATAACGAGCATTAAGTTCTGCCAATAACTGCTGACCAAATCTTTCTAGTCCCATATCAAATGTGACGATCTCATCTAAAATAATCCATCTGCCATTAGGTAATCGTTGTCCTACCACTGCGGCTGGTGTCAAACCAAAGTCAAGACCCACTTGCAATGCATGCTCAGGATCATAATCGACTTCACCACTCATAGAACTATCGTCATACTCTGGCCATACGGGTCTACCTTCTTGAACGTATGTATATTTGCCTTCGGCATAACACTTAATCCAGTCTAAGTTCTTACCGCCTAACATCTGCATGTAATAACCCGCTGGTAAGTTACTTACGTTTTCAGCTTTAGGATTAATCTTCCACCAACGACCACCAGAAAATATATGATCGTTAGCTTCTGGATTCTCTGGTAAGTTTCCTGGATCTACTTCTGTGACACCACCAGGTTGTTTAAAGAAATCCCAAGCATACTTGCCAGTGAGTTTTGTTTTCTCTGCTAGTTTAAACCACCAGTGGTCATCATCCATTGGATTAGTATCCATCCACACACCATGCCAGGTAGGTCCACCATCACGTTGTGTCGGATATCGACCCACACGATGAGTAAGTCCGTCAATAACTGCTTTAGGAAGTTCACGAGCTTCATTTACCCACGCTCCTGTCAATTCAAGTGAGAGTAATTTACGTACATCTTTAGGTTGATCCAATGCTAAAAAAATTACTTCACAATCAATCCCCGCAGCATCACCTCTTGATGGGAGTCTGATGTGATGAGTAATAGGAGGAGTATATAGCATCGGACCAAAAGTGTTTTCTGGGAATAAATCTTGCCATGTTTTAATTGTTGTGGTTTTTAATTCAGGATATGAGTTACGTACAATGACAAATCGTGTATAACGAATGCCATCAATAGGTGATGGCTTTTGTCTAACTGCTCGCATCATAATCTCTGCGGCACATGCATAGGATTTACCAGAACCTACAGGTCCCATCAGTCCACGCACGAATGCATCTGACTGTAAGAAGCTCCATGTAGTTGGTGCTGTAGAAAAGTCTAAGTCAATCCCAGGTCCATGAAGGGACTTCTGAGATACTTCCTTTTTATTAGCCATCTATATCTTTAATTTCTAAAGCTAACAATTGATTAAGCACATTGATCTGTGCTTGTAATGCATCAATAATCTGCAATGACTCCGTTTGGTAAATGTTATTCAATGCATAAGCATCTCGTAACTTTTGTATACGATCTTCTAAATTATTTGGTGCGCTCATTAAATTCCTCCTCAAGTTTTAAACGATTGCCAACTAACATAATATAACCAGCTATGTCTAACCAGTTATCAGTATGATATGGATCTCCATAAAGAATACGACTAATCTTATGTACCACCATATCTAATGATTCTTGCATATCTGAATCTAATCTATACCAATTTCCGTTTCCATCACGCATGGCTTCTTTGGTCGTTTGAATGAAAACACATTTAGATAAATAATCCCCATGTGTTGCTTGACGCTCATTCAGTATCTTTGTTATCGGGTCCTGTGGTTTCGCCATTATCTATAATCTCTGGTGCGCGTATGTTAATACCTAATACGCTTGGTTTATCGGATTCTTCTGGATTATCTAATAAGCCAGATGCTTTTGCCAATAGCCTTAATACGCCAACTTTATCCCACAACTCAATGTCCAAAGTCGTATAACTATTGCCTTCCTTATCAACTTTAGTATTCGACTTAATGGACTTAATGGCCTGTAGAGCATGGGGCGGTATATCCTTACTCGGTTTAACTTTAATATTACCTTGCTCATCCCATTCCATAATGTCAGTAAGATTTGTATTCGCCAAACACAAAAGAGAATAGCTAACAGCTTCACGATTCTGCTGAAGCGTAGTCGAACGCTCAAGTTTCTTTTGCAAGCTACGGACACCACCATAGCCAGCAAGAGAAGGGATTGGATTTTTCTTTTTGACTTCATCCATTAAAATGGTAAATCGTCAGGAATGTCATCAAAAGTTGGCTTTGCTGCATTAGCTGGAGCAGCCTTTGGTGCTTTTGGTTTTCCTAAAGATACGGAAATATATTCAATACCAGAGTGGCCACTAAGTTTCTTAGAAACATTTAGGTAAAATAAATTGCCATCATGGTCTGCAAATTCACCAGTGAAGTCTGCATGCCAATCTTCTTTTTTATTTTCATTAATAAACGCTACACCAGTTCCTGGTTTACGTATTTTTTGTTCTGCCATTATATTCTCCTTTATTTAATTGGCGTGGGTTTTACTTTTTTCGTCATACATTCTTCGCATATCCATCTGCGATTCTTACCATGTGCTGCAATCTTCCATTTACCATTGACACTAAACTTGTATTGGTAGCATGTTGAACAGAATCTATCACCAAGTGGACTAGGTTCTGCGTGTACATACTTATCCTTGAGTTCCATATTCGCTAATAGT